GTGACAGGCTCCGGACCAGCCATCATCGTGACAGTGGACGGTGACCCGTGGCCTACACCCGCTTCTCAGTAGCAGCAACGAGGACATAGCGGACATGCGGTTCCCGTGGACGAGGCGTTACCCATATGCCGTGACGGTGCGTTTAGACGGACGTCACCCATACATCATAGATCGCGTTGACTACCCAACAAGGGACGAGGTTCTGCGGGTGCTCGCATGCGATTGGAATGATGCGGAACGTGAGGGTTTGCTGGCCGCTGCATCACTACCCGACAAGTGGTCGTGGAGTGTGAAGCGTATCGAGCGCCTGATGTCCGCTTCTCAGTAACAGGAGACCAAACAGTTTGACGAATATCCCGATCCTGACTCCAACTGAAATAGACGGCATGCGAGAAGCTGGCAGGATCACTGCCCAGTGCCTCCGTGAAGTCGGAGCTATGGTCGCCCCTGGCATCACCACAAAGGCTTTGGACAACGCTGTGAGGCAGTTCTGTGAGGATCACAAGGTACAGTCCGCGACCTACGGCTACCAAGGCTTCCCAGCCTACTGCTGCACGTCAGTCAACCACGTTGTCGCCCACGGTATCCCGAGCGACCGCCGTCTCAACTCAGGTTCCATCGTCAAGATCGACGTGGCGCTCCAGACAAAAGACGGCTGGCACGGCGATGCTTGTGCAACCTTCTTCGCTGGGACGCCCAACGTCAAAGCCAACGCCGTCGTCAACGCGGCCCGAGACACACTCGCTGAGGCCTGTTTTCAGATCCAGGCGGGCGTCACCACGGGTGACATCGGCTACTTCATTTCACGATACGCCAGACAGTGTGGCTTTCCTGTTGTCCATGAGTATGGCGGACATGGTATCGGTAAAGCGTTCCACGGTCTCCCCTTCGTGCCGAACGTCGGCGTGAAGGGAGAAGGTGAAACCCTCCTGGCCGGTATGTGCATCACGGTCGAGCCGATGCTCAACATCGGAAACCGTTACATCAAGCAATTGTCGGATGGATCTCTCGTGACGCGGGACCGATCTTGGTCCGCTCAGTTCGAGCACACCATTCTGATAACGGAGGATGGTTGTGAAATCCTCACACAGTGACCCAAAAGCCACTTAACTGTTTGTTAACCATAATCCCCAACTGAGCCTCTTACTTTTTCACCTCAAAAAATTTGGCTCTTGATTTCCGGAAACGCCTACCCCTCCTGTCTGAAGTACAGTCTCGATGCCAAAGATCCAGCGAGTCGGTGCCAAGTTCATTTGCGCGCCTGATCCTGCAATTGACCCTATCCTGAAAACCAACGGGTGGAAGTTCTTCGGCAGTAAAAATCATTGGATGGTGATTGATCCGCGTCGTGTCGTGCCTGTGCTCGAATACTGTGACGCGGATGCCCGCGCCTTTATGGCTGTGTGGACTGGTAAGCGTGCCGCCGCCGTCGCTGATAGTGTCGCATCTTCGGTCGATATCGAGATCCCTGCTCCTGAAGGTTTAGCTTACCGCCCGTACCAAAAAGCCGGTATCGCGTTTATGCGCGCCCGCAAGGTTTCCTTGAATGCGGACGTCCCGCGTCTCGGTAAAACAATTCAATCTCTCGGATTAATTAACACCTATGACCGACCTTTACGTGTTCTGGTTATCTGCCCTGCTAATGCGAAAGTTCATTGGACGCGTGAGGCGTGCAAATGGCTTATTCACCAGACGACGGTTGGCTATGCGGAAGGTGACCTCTGCCCGGATACCGACTTCCTGGTCATAAATTTCAACATCCTAGGGCGTCATCTAAAAACACTTGGGTCCCGGCAGTGGGACGTGGTCATCACGGATGAAGCCCACTACTTGGGAGATCCTGGTTCGCAGCGAACCCAGGCCGTCATGCAATTCGACGGGTCCCTCCACACCGTCTTCCTGACAGGCACGCCGATCTATACGCGCCCCAAACAGCTGTGGGCGATGCTGACGAAGCTCGACCCCGATCAGCTGGGTAAGAACAAGTGGCGTTTCCTACGCCGCTATTGTGCCGCTGAGCAAGACTTGCAGGGCCGGTGGAAGACGGACGGCAGTTCGAACGAAGCCGAACTCCAATACTGGATGCGCAAGAAATTCATGATCCGTCGGGAGAAGTCCGACGTCATGGATGAACTACCGACGAACCGTGAGACAGTGTTCCTGCCCAAGACCGGGCTGGCTGCAATGATCAAACGGGAGAAGACGGCGTTCCAGAAGCAGTTCGACGCCCTGTTTGATGATCTCGAAGGGACCCTGTCGGAGGACGACTTCGAGGCGCTGAAAGAATTCGACAGGCGGACCACAACTGAGGAATGGCTCGACGACAACTCGATCCCACTCGCCAATCTGCGACGTGAGATCGCGCTAGCCAAGGTCGACATGTGCGTTGACTTTATCGAAGAGACGTTGCTGACCGAAAAGAAGGTTGTGGTATTTGCGCATCACCGCGATGTTGTAAAAAAACTTGCGTCATCATTGGAGCACCACGGCGTTTCGTGCGTCATTGGTGGGCTCTCTACAACCAAACGACAGGCGGAGATCGACCGGTTCCAGGACGATCCGGATTGCCGCGTGTTCGTCGGCAATATCCAGGCAGCAGGATCAGCCATCCGTCTCTCAGCAGCAGACTGCGCCGTCTTCGTTGAACTGTCATGGGTCCCCTCCGAGATCGACCAAGCTGAGGAACGTATCTGGGACCCGACCAAGGAAGTTCCGATCACGATCTACCGCCTCGTCCTGGAGGACAGTCTGGAGGCTCAGATCGCGTTCGTCATGGAGGCACGTCAGGAACGGATCGACCGGATGATGGTGGCCAAGTTCCTGGCTCACCGCCCTGTCTCTGCCTGATTTGGTCAAATGACATGACTATGTTATTCAAAGTGGACACTCGAACGAAGGCCTACTTATGAACGTGAACAAGACACTCAGTCAACTTTCTGACGTTGAAGTCCTTGAAGCCATTTCCGAACACGGCAGCGCGAATTCAGCCGCACGTGCTCTCGGTATCCCAAAGTCCACCTTCAAAGATCGTGCTAAGGCCATTGTGGCGGAACGGTTCGGCTCCCAAACAGCCAAGCGTCCGGTCTTCCACGAGATCCCGAACGGGAGGATCAAGGTCAAGCGTTTCATCCTTTCGAGCGCCCAGAATGACACTGACGTCGATTTGAAGTTTCTGGCGAACCTCAAAGCGTACGCCGACTTCATGGACGCCGAGATCTTGATTGCAGGGTACACGTACAACAAGTCCCTGTTCGAAGATCACCGTAAGGAAAGTGCGTCTTTCCACCCCTCCATCGCGAAGTACATGCTCGACCGGCAAATGGACATCGGCGGTAAACTCCTCTTCTGCGCCGAGATGAATTTGCTCCCGACACAGACTGATCCGTTGTCCGGTTTCGAAACCTACACGAGGACGAAATGGGGCGTGTTTCCCCATCCACGAGTCACCCTTAAGTCGATCCCGGTTATGTGGAATGCGAAGCCCAAGATCATTATGACGACGGGTTCAGTGACTAAGCCGAACTACGTGCAAAAGAAGGCGGGACTCAAGGCGGAGTTCCACCACGTCATCGGAGCGGTCATCGTTGAAATTGATATGGATGGTGATGTTTTTGCTCGACATCTGATCGCCGAAAAAGACGGTTCGTTTCAGGATCTGAACAACTACGTTTCGGACCGATGTGTTGATGTAGGCCATAACGTCGAGGCTATTACCTGGGGAGATATTCATCCTGAGCTTCTCGATGCTGACACGGCCCTCGGATCGTGGGGGCTCAATATCCACGATCTCAGCAGCGGCGTCCGTAATCCGGCGAACATGCTCGATATCCTGGAACCGAACTACCAGTTTTTTCACGACTCGCTCGACTTCCGGCGCCGTAATCACCACTCATTGAATGATCCGCACACTCGCTACGAGGCGTTCCATAAGCGGGAGGACTCTGTCGAGGAAGAGATCAATCAAGCTGCGTTCTTTCTGGAGGTCACGCAGCGGGACTTCTGTACGTCTGTGGTGGTTGACAGTAATCACGACCGTGCTCTAATGCGCTGGCTCAAGAATACGGACTACCGGACTGATCCGGTAAACGCATTGTATTTCCTGACACTCCAAAAGGCGGTCTACCAAGCGATCTCCGACAACGACGAAGACTTCCTGCTCGCGGAGTTTGCGTTCCGGAATTCAGGCGCAGACATCGACAACGTTATGTTCCTGAAAAACACCCACAGCTTCACCATCTGTGACGGCGCAATCGAATGCGCACTGCATGGTGATCTCGGTGCCAATGGTGCGAAAGGCCACGTCAACGCCTTCGCACGTATGGGACCGAAAGCGAATGTGGCGCATACCCATTCTACTGCGATCTTCGAAGGCATCTACGTCGCGGGGCACTCATGCAAGCGCGATATGAAATATAACCGTGGAGGTTTGACGTCCTGGTCTCCGTCGCACATCGTGACCTACCCCAACGGTAAGCGGGCGATTATCACGATGCAGGGGACCAAATTTTGTGCCTAAGGGTCATCTGTGGTAACACTGGTCACCTGAGACTACCAAAGCAAAACAAACGTAGAGTATCACTATGACCCTGGTCTTCGACCTTGAGGGCGATGGGCTATTGCCTACGCTCACGCGCATTCATTGCATTGTTATCTACGATACCGAAACGCGACAGACGCATCGGTTCCGCCGAAACGATTTCGAGGACACGATCCATTACGGACTCCGTATCCTCGAAGACGGTGCCCAAATCGCGGGTCACAATGTCATTGCATATGACATTCCGGCGATTAAGAAAATCTACCCGTGGTTCAATCCTCGCGGTGAGATCAAAGATACGCTCGTCCTGGTCAAGGTTGTCGCGTCCGACATCAAGACCCACGACATGCGACTCTATAAGTCGGGCATCCTTCCGTCCAACCGCATCGGCTCTCACTCCCTTGAAGCCTGGGGTTACCGCCTCGGGAAACACAAGGGTGACTACGTTACGACGATGACGAAGCTCGGTATCGATCCTTGGGCCAAGTGGAACCAGGATATGGAAGACTACTGCGTCCTCGACGTCGAAGTCACCACCGCACTTTGGGAGCAGATCCAACAAAGCAATCTCCATCCTGACGCGGATTGGATCGAGCACGAAGTTCACACCGTCGCTTCAGAGATGGAGCGCAACGGCTTCCCTTTCGACAAGGCGGAGGCCGAGAACCTCGCATCAAAATTAGAAGCGGAGCGCGCAGAACTACACGCAAAAATCGTCGCTAACTTCGGCGTGCGCCTCCGCCCTGCGAAGAAAAAGGTCGTCAGGCCTTTGTGGTACGACACGGATGGAATTCAACGTACCAAGGAAGAGAAAGGCCTGTTCGATAAACCTGATCCGACATGGTGCGAAGACAAGTCACGTAAGTGGTGGGGTGAGGTTACGGTTCCGAAGCGCTCGGTCAAGCGTAAGACGGGCGCTGCACGTCCAGGAGATTGTGAATATACCCAGTACTTCGAGGGCGCAGGTTACTGCAAGCTCGTCAAGTCTGAGTTCAATCCCGGATCACGTCAGCAGATCACGGAGATCCTGACCGAGGACTACGATTGGGAGCCGACTGATTTTACGGACGGCGGTGCGCCATCGGTCGACGGACCTACCCTCGAAAAACTGGCAGAGACGATCCCTTTCACGAAGGATCTCGCTGAACTGTTTTTCTTAGACAAGATCCTAGGCCAGTTGAAAAACGGCCCTGGCTCGTGGCTCAAAGCGTACAAGCCTGAGACTGACTGCATTCATTGTCACATCGATACCGGTGGGACGGTGACGGGACGCTGCACGCACTCCAAGCCGAACTTGGGTCAGGTACCGGGTGTGATCGCCGTCAAGGCTATGAAAGATGGGAAGCCGAACCCAGCACTTATCGGCTTGGATGGTAATTTCATTCCAGAAGCCTACGACTTTGAAGGAAACCTAAAGAAAGAGGGACCCCTTCTCGGTCGCGCGGGCGAGTACGGTTGGGAATGTCGTTCGTTGTTCGGCGTCCCGCCTCCGTGGGTCCAGGTCGGCGTAGACTTGTCGGGCATTGAGTTCCGCGCTCTCGCCCATTTGACCGCTGAGTTCGATGGCGGTGAGCTGGTCGACGTCGTCCTGAACGGAGACATCCACGCCTTCAATCAACAGAAGACGGGCATCCCAACACGCGACATCGTCAAGCGTGTTCTTTACGGACTGCTCTATGGCGCCGGAGACTACAAGCTAGGCATCACCGCGAAGCCAACGGCAACTCCTGCTGAGGCTAAGGCGCTTGGTGCACGGATGCGTGCCCAGCTGATGGAAGGCCTGCCCGCTCTCGATAAGGCGATCAAGAAAGTCAAGAATGAAGCCCAGCGTGGTTTCATCGTTGGCCTCGACGGTCGTCGTATCAAAGTTCGGTCCGAACATTCGGCGCTTAACACGCGACTCCAATCTGATGCCGCGATCATCGCCAAGCGTTGGGTGATCCTTACGCGTGAGTACGCAATCAAAGCGGGTGCCGATATCGGCTGGCAGTTGAATGAAGCGGCGACTGACTCACAGAAGGGCTTTGTCATGATGGCTTTCGTCCACGACGAAATCCAGATGGCAGCGACGCCTAATTTCCATCGGGAATTGGCAGCGCTCTGTATTGATGCCGCTCGGCAGGCGGGTGAGGACTTCAATTACCGTTGCCCGGTCGCTGCTGAAGCGAAGCACGGATACACCTGGGCGCAGTGTCACTGATATAGTCACCTGATTTGACACCTTGGCCATTCAAGGGTATCAAAATGAACACAAACGAGACACACGTCATGACAGCTGAATTCACAATCGACTTCGATGCGATCTTCAACAAGTTCATCGAGAGCACGCAGAAAACCTGGAGCCACGACCGCAGTTTGACTGTCGGTGCCTCTGAAGTTTTCGACTGCCTGCGAAAGGCCTTCTTCAATAAGCGCGGAGCCGAATTTGGCTTTGAGCCTGATGAAGAATACGAGGAAGATTGGGGTGCTATGACACGTGGCAACCTGATCGAGAACTACCATGTCGCCCCTGCGATGAAGTTCGCGGAAGGCGTCGAGGTGCTTTTCACGGGTGATGATCAAGTCACGCTGGTCCTGGACCGATCTTCAGCCACGCCGGACGGCCTCATTACTGGTCTTCCTAAAGGCTGCAAGCTTCGGATCAAGGGTGGCACCCAGGATCTGACCATCGATAACATCATCTCCGACTGCGTGTGTCTGGAGATCAAGTCTATCGATCCACGCGCAACTCTGTTGGAGGAACGGGCGAAGCATCACGGACAGACCCAGGTTCAGTTGGGACTGTTCCACGAGAAGACGGAGTATAAGCCCTACTACTCAATCATTCTCTACATTGACGCCTCGTTCCTTTCGAAGGTGACGCCGTTCGTCGTCGCGTTCGATCCGGAGACTTACAAGGCCGCGAAGATGCGTGCCGACGCCGTCTGGAAAGCGAAGACCGCTTTCGAGCTTCCACCAGAAGGTGCGTTTTCCAACGGTTGTGTCCACTGCAAATGGAACCGTGCCTGCGGCAACGCATCGGTTGGTGCCATTCCAGACTTCGACAGTGACCCAGAGTCTACGCCAGAAACCGTCGAGAAGATGGACGGGATGGTCCAGCGCTTTCTTCAAGCGAAGAAGGATGCCGCTGACAGCGAGAAAGAAGCAAAGTTCATACAGGAGGAAATCAAAAAGTTTCTGCAAGGCCGTAACTCTCGCAAAATGCGAGGACCCGAGTGGTCAGTTACGTGGTTTCCGCAGGACGGGAGAAAATCACTCGATACCAAAAAGATGCAAGACGACGGGATCGATCTCGAAAAATATCAAAAGGAAGGAAACCCCTTCGACGTTCTTCGCGTGACGCCCCGACTACCAGATACGGCTGACAAGCCAAAGCGTAAACCCAAGAAACAGAGTGCATAAATGTCTAATGAAATGACGACGGCCCAAGGTACCGGTACTGAAGTGTCCACGATGTTTGCAGGTGGGATCAATCCCTTCCAGCAGGCGGTCAAGGATGCGGGCGGTGGTGGCATCTTCGGTCGAATGAACGGTAAGACCGGTGCCTATGTGTTCGGTGATGAGACCCTCGACCATGAGATTGGCGCGGCGTTTGAATTCGAGCACGCCAAGTACGTGTGGCTCGGTTTCGACAGCGACAACAATCCGAAGCGCGGTCCTGAGGCGTTCATCATCAAACGTGAGACTTTGGAAGAACCGGATCGGAGCGACAAAAACGTCCGCTGGAACAAACAGCTGGTCGTTCCCATCGTCACCGATCAAGGCCTGCGTGTAATCTACTCAGCGAAAGCTGACAACGGACGTCGCCCGATCATGAAGCTCATGAACGAGTACGGCGGCCTTGTTGGACGGAAGATGGATGACCAGGGCCGGTTCAAGGTGCCGTATGTGGCTATGAGTTCGGCACCGAAGTCGACCTACGTCAACGATGCTGAGGGTCGCCGCGTCAAAGCCGACTACTTCGTCGAGGTCTTCAAGATCGAGGACTGGGTCACGAAGGATGACATCGCGGACATGGAAGCCCGTGAAGGTGCTGAAGAGCCTGAGATGAAGGTGGTCAACGGCTCGGAGGTCGAAGAGGCTCAGTACGAGATCATCGATCCGCCGAAGCAGACCGCTCCGACACAGGCAGCGCCTGCTGCACGTCCTACCACGGCGGCTGGAGGCTCACGCTTCAAGCGGTGAATGGTCAACTGCATTGACACTGGTTACGAGGGGAGCCTTCGGGCTCCTCTTTTCCCTGACCCTTGGAGCATCTGAATGTCTGAGTTGCCTGACAATAACCCCAAGACACGTTTCGGCGTGACCAAACCGAACCCGTTCCTCGTTCCACCTGCCTCGATCCTCTACCAAAGTCTTGCAATGCAAGACGGCGCCAAAAAGTACGGCCCCTACAACTGGCGTGAGAACAAGGTCACAGCCTCGATCTACATCGCAGCTGCCATGCGTCACATGATGGCGTGGGTAGATGGTGAGGAAGTCGCTGACGACAGCCAAAAGCCTCATCTCGGGCACGCGCTTGCCTGTCTCGGGATCATCGTCGACGCCCTGGAGACGGGTAACCTGATCGATGACCGCCCGCTACCGGGGGCATCGTCCAGGATCATCGACGCGTGGACGCTTGCGCAGACGCCCGTCGTACCTGCGAGGCCAACAGAGAGCCAAGAGTCGACGGAAAAACGTACGGCGACGGAACTGTATTTGGCGGACGCTGCGCAGAACGCACCTGACGGACGGATCACTCTATGAAAGCAACCGTTGTCGCCGATAGCCTCCATGGCATCCTGCGCCTGACTACACTCCTGATCGAGATGCCGTCTGCGTTGCTGCCTGACCTCCTGGCAATCCGGGAAGTCTCGGTCACACGTAAGCGTGCCTCCACGATCACGGAGAGGATCAACGCCGCGACTGAGCCCTACGAGCCTCGGCGCCTCTATACCGATCCTATGTCAGCATTCACGGACAAGGCCGCACATGACGTTTGGTATGCGGCTCGTGTTGCCGCGCTCCAAGGGGCACGCGAACTCCTCAAGCGCTCACATGTTCCGCCGCTAAACTACTTCGAACGTCTGTTACAGCCGTTCGGATCAGTGACAATCGTCGCGACGTCGACGAATTGGAGGGTCGTTTTAGACCAACTCGCAGACACCGACGATCCGGATCTGAGTGGAATACTTCTCGCGATTTCCACCGCGTTGGCGCAAAATTCACCCAATAAATTGGCTGAAGGCGAATGGCATTTGCCGTTTGTCACCTCGGATGACATAGACGTCGTAGTTGGCCACGTTCTTGCCG